CAAGCCGTGACCCGCGCAGCGCACCGCGTGAAGCTCCTCACGCAACACGATGCGAGCCAACTCCCCGCAGGCCGCGGCCAACTCTTGAAAGAAGAAGCCCGTGGGCTCTACGGCGAGTTCTACGTCTCTAAGACGCAACGCGGCGACGAACTTCTCGAGCTCGTAGCCGACGGTGCGGTCGACCAGTTTTCCGTCGGTTTTGTCCCGCTCAAAGATAACCGTCGAGCCGACGGCGTCGTCGAGCGGGTACGTGCACACCTCGCCGAAGTTTCTCTCGTCACGTTCGGCGCATACGGCGAGAAGGCTCTCGTCGAATCCGTCCGCGAAGAATCAACCACGCCGAACCTCGACGCGGTCCGCGTACTCCTCGAAGGTCTTAAGTGAAATCTCGCGCCTTGACAATCACGACGACAGCGAGCAAGGTGATCGACTCCGAACCGTTAACCCGGATGGTTTATCTTCACGTTCTCGGAAACGGTGTGATTTACCTCGGCGGATCAGACGTCACCAGCACAAACGGGCTTCTTACCGAGAAAGCAGCCGCACCGCAGCCGCTCACAATCCCTCCCGGTGAAGAACTATGGGCAGTCGTCGCTCCCGCATCAAGTAACGAGGAGCTCCGCGTCCTCGTTCAGGGTGACTAAATGCCGTGGCACATCGAAGCCGATAATCCCGGATGCTCCGGGTACGCCGTAGTCAAAGACGAGAACGGCGAAATCGAAGGCTGCCACCGAACCCGCGGCCAAGCGGAACGCCAACTCGCCGCCCTCAACATCGCCGAATACGGAGACGAATCCCGCTCCCCGTACTCGCCGACGCAAGCCATGAAAGACGAAGCCGATCGCGGCCTCGCATGGCGCGAAGAGTTGGGCCGTGGCGGCACCGCCGTCGGCGTCGCCCGGGCGCGTGACATCTCGAACGGCCGGCAGCTTCCGCTCGAGACCGTCGCCCGAATGGTCTCCTACTTCGCCCGCCACGAAGTCGACAAGCAGGGCCAGGGCTGGAGTCCCGGCGAAGACGGCTACCCCTCGGCGGGCCGCATCGCCTGGGCGCTCTGGGGCGGCGACCCCGGCCGCACCTGGGCGGAGAACATTATGGCCGCCGAAGAAGCCGAGGAAGAAGACGACGACCTCGACGACGAGGAAGAAGAGACCGAAGTCGAAGAAGCCCGCGCTGTGTTCCCGCGTCGGCAGCAGATCGAAGAAATGCTCGCAGAACTTCGCGCTAAGCGTTACGCTTAAACCAGCGGCACCCCGCACGAGACACCCCGCGCATGGCGGCACCTCTCCAGAACGGCACCCCGAAACCCTAAAAAGCCCTTCTTTTACTGGAGAAAACACCACATGAACGCATTCCTCTCGAAGCTGCAAGAGCAGCGCTCGGCGAAGACCGGCCTCATCGACGCAACGCTGAACCGCGCTGTCGAAGAAGCCCGCGACATCACCGAGATCGAACTCGCAAACATCCAAGCCCTGAAGCTCGAAGTCGAGAAGCTCGACGAGCGCATCGGCCAGATCGCCGACATCGAGGCCCGCAACGCTGCGAACGCTGAAATCGCGGCCAAGCTCGAAGCCGCCTCGCCGGTCGAAACCCGCCAGGGTGGCTACCGCGTCACCTCGGAAGAGGCGACCTACCACGAGCGCAGCGCCCACGACTTCCTCGCCGACGCTATCGCCGCAGAGTTCGGCGGCTCGTACGAAGCCCGCGAACGCATCGCCCGCTACCAGAACGAAGTCCGCCTCGAGAAGCGCGACTCTGGGACCAGCAACTTCGCCGGCCTCGTCGTCCCGCAGTATCTCGTTTCGCAGTTCGCGCCGCTCCGCCGCGCTGGCCGCCCGGTCCTCGACATCTCGACGAACGCAGCCCTCCCCGCCCAGGGTATGACGGTCAACATCGGCCGCCTCACGACCGGCGTCACGAGCTACGTGCAGGCGAGCGAGAACACCGCTCCGACCGAATCGTCCCCGGATGACACGCTCCTCACCGTGAACGTGAACACCGTCGCCTCGATGTTCGACCTCTCGAAGCAGGCAGTCCTCCGCGGCACCGGCATCGAGACGCAGCTCCTCGGCGACGCGGTCCGCTCGTACCAGGCGAAGCTCGACTCGTTGGCGATCAACGGCTCCGGCTCGTCGGGTGAAGCCCGCGGCATCCTGAACACCTCGGGAATCAACGCCACGACCTACACCGACGCCTCCCCGACCTGGGCAGAGTTCTTCCCGAAGCTCGTCGAAGCGATCCAGAACATCTCGGCCAACTTCTTCGGCGGCGCGACGCACATCGTCGCCCACCCGACGCTGATCGGATGCTGGCTCCGCGCCCTCGACACGACGAACCGGCCGCTCTTTAACGCGACCGCCGGCAACCCGTTTAACGCCCCTGGCACGTTCGACCGCCCGGCGTATGACATGGGCGGCCTGCAGATCCTCGGCATCCCGGTTGTCTCCGACGCCAACGTCCCGACGAACCTCGGCAGCGGCACGAACGAGACCGCGGTCATCGTCGGCGACTTCCGCGAGAGCTACATCTGGGAGGACAACGGCGGCACCCCGCTCTACGTCCGCTTCGAGCAGCCCGACGGAAACATCGCGATCCGCACCGTGGTCTTCGGCTTCTCGGCCTACACGGCCGGCAAGTACCCGACCGCGTTCTCCGCGATCACCGGCACCGGCCTCATCACCGCAAACTGGGCCTAGTCCCCTTGCCTAGTGTTCCCGGCCGTGCAGGGCGGCCGGGGACGCTGATCTCATGCTGAACGACGCGCTAATCCGAGCCTTAAAGGCAGAGCTAGAGGGTTACGTCCGCCGCGGTCTCGACGATCGGGCGGCGCAGGTTGCCGCGCAGTTAGTCGCCCTGGGGTGCGAGGAGGTCCTTTCGACGAAGCTCTCCTCGGCTCTGTCACCTCAGGGCGGCGCCACACCTAAGAAGAAACCCGCGACGAGGAAGGCTCCGAAGAAGTGACGATAACGAACGGCTACGTCACCCTTAACGAGCTGAAGAACTACCTCGACATCCCGACCGCGGACACCACCGAGGACGCGCTCCTCGAGCAGATCGTCGAGTCCGCTTCCCGGTCGATCGACAGGATCGCCGGCCGCCGCTTCTACCTCGACGCTGCGGCCTCCGCCCGCTACTACCGGACGAGCGACCCGTACAGTCTTCTCGTCGACGACATCGGCACCACCACCGATCTAGCGGTCGCGCTCGACACCTCCGGCGGCGGCACCTATCCGACGGCCGCGGTCTATAACACCGACTTCATCGTCGAGCCTCTGAACGCTTTAGCGCAAGGTCGCCCGGTCACGTTGCTAACGATGGTCGGCGCGTACCTCTTCCCGTACCCGTGGAACTTCCGCCCAGGTGTCCGGGTGACGGCCCGCTGGGGTTGGCCTTCGGTCCCCGACGACGTAGTCGAGGCCTGTCTCATTCTCTGCGCCGATCTCTACAAGCGGAAGAGCAGCGTCGGCGGCGTCCTCGGTCTGTCGGAAATGGGCGCTATCCGAATGTCGCCGCTCGGTCGTGACATCGCCGCGATGGTCCGCGCCTACCGGCGTGAGGTCATCGGGTGAGCGCCAACATCTCGACGCTCCGCGCCAACGCCGCGACACTCCTCGACACGATCACCGCGATCCGCAAGGTCTACGACTACATCCCGGACACCGCCCCGCCGACCCCGTGCGGGATCATCGGGAACGTCTCCGTCGTCTGGGATGACTCGATGCAACGCGGCCTCGACAACTACACCTTCGAGGTGTATGCGGTCGTCTCCCGAATGTCGGAACGCTCCGGCACCGACGAACTCGACGCCCTCCTCGCCGGCTCCGGGTCCGGATCGGTGAAGACAGCTCTCGAAGCCGGCTCTCCGACGCGCACCCTGAACGGTGCGGTCTCGACGGTGAGAGTCACGACTGCGACCCCGATCTCTATTACGATGGGCGGCGTAGAGTTCTTCGCGTACCGTTACGAGGTAGAAGCTTATGGCTAGTTACAAGATCGTCTCGGAGATCGTCTCCGGCAAGAAGCCCGGCGACACGATCACCGACCAAGAACTCGAAGGGTGCAACATCGAAGCACTCCTCGAGGCCGGCCACATCGTCGGCGAATCCCCATCCAAGAAGGCCGAAAAGGAGTAACCCGTGGCCGTATTCGTACTTACTGACGCCTCGGTCACCGTTAACTCGGTCGACCTCAGCGCCTACGTCACATCCGTAACCCTCAACTACGAGAAAGACTCGGTCGAGGTGACCGCGATGGGCAGCTCGGGCCACCTCTACACCGGCGGCCTGCAAAACAACTCGCTCGACATCACCTTTAACCAGGACTTCGCAGCGACAAAGGTCGCCGCAACACTCGACGCGCTGATCGGCACCACGACGACCGTCGTCGTAAAGCCCACCTCGGCGGCCGTCGGCGCGACGAACCCGACCTACACGATCGCGAGCGCGTTCCTCAACGCGACGCAGCCCGTGAACGGCTCGGTCGGCGATCTCGCCTCGATGTCGGTGTCGTTCACCGGCGGAACGCTCACTAAGGCCACCTCGTAACTAATGCTTCTCGTAACCGTCCGGCAGAGGGACGGCCGCGAAGGAACATTCCCGGTGTGGCCGAGTGTCGAGTACGCCTTCGAGGTGGACTCCGACACCCCTAAAAGCATTTCCGAAATCTGGGCCGACGAGGCTCCGAAATCGTGGCATTACAAACTCGCCTATTTCGCAGCCCTAAAAGGTGGCGGGGTGCAGCTCGGCGAAGTGTTCGATAAGTGGATCGACACGGTGACCGGGATCGAATACTCGAGGGGAGACGATCGGGGAAACCCTATCGCGGAGGCCCAGCCTCCGAACTAATAGCGCTAATGGCTCTAAAGACGGGGATCGCACCGATGCACCTACTCGACACGCCGCCGGAGATCCTCGACCACATGATCCGCTATACCCTCGGCCCGATCACCGAGAAGCCCTCAGACTGGGAACGCCTGAACCAGGAGATCATCTAATGGCCGGCACGTTCGGCTATCGCCTCGAGAAAGGTTCTCCCGGTCAGGTAAAGATCGAAGGGCTACGCGAAGTCAACAAGGCGCTAAGAGATCTCGGCGACGACACGAAGAACGCGATGAAAGAAACGCACCTCGAGGCGGCCCGAATGGTCCTCCCCGAAGCGGTCCGCATAGCACCGTTCCGCACCGGCAACCTCGCCCGCTCTCTGACCGCAACCGCAACCCGCACCGGCGGCCGCATTACCGCAAAGGCGACACCGTACGCAGGACCGATCCACTTCGGCTGGCCCGCCCGACGCATTAAGCCGCAGCCGTTCGTCTATGAGGCACTCGACCCGCGCCGCGACGAAGTCGTCGACGTCTACGTTAAACGCCTGAACGAACTGATCGAGAAGTACGGCATCGCATCCGATAAAGCCGGCAACGTCTTCGGCGGAAACTAGGCTCTAGGTATGGCGCGTCAAAAGTCGATCTCGATCCCCATTACAGGGAATAACGCGCCTCTCCGAAAGACCCTTAAGGACTCGGAGAAGCAGTTAACCGCGTTCGGAAAACTTCAGAGCAAATGGTCGCAGGCTTCCGCCCTCGCCTACGGTGTCGCCGGATCGGCGGCCTTCGAGTTCGGTAAAGCCGCGGTACAAGCGGCGATGGAGGACCAGAAAGCCCAGGCGCTTCTCGCCGACCAGCTCCGGAAGACGGTCGGGGCGACCTCGACGGCGATCGCCGCGTCCGAGGACTTCATCGAGAAACTCATGCTCTCGAGCAACGTTGCCGACGACCAGCTGCGCCCGGCGCTAGCGCAACTCGTCCGCGTCACCGGCGACACGACCTCCGCCCAGAAACTCTTAGCGACAGCGGTCGACGTATCCGTCGGCGCGGGCCGCGACTTGCAAAGTGTCGCGATCGCGATCGGCAAGGCCGCCCAGGGGTCGACAGCAGGGTTAGCGAAACTCGGCATCGTTCTCGAGGACGGAGCGGCTAAAGGCGGCGATCTCGATGCAATCATGGCGGCCCTCAACGACAAGTTCGGTGGGGCTGCGGCCGCGGCAGTCGACACGACCGCGGGCCGCATCGAGAACCTGAACGTCCGGTTCGGGGAGCTGAAGGAGCAGATCGGGACGGCGCTCCTCCCCGTCGTCGAAGAACTCTCCGGCGCCCTCCTCGACATCGCTACCGGCGCCCAAGAGAAAAACCTCGCCACCCTCGGCAAGGGTGCGGCCAATTTGGCGACCGACTTTAACAAGATCACAAACCCGGCTCTCTGGATCGCGGACTGGCTTCGCGACCTCGGCCCGTGGAAAGACAACGGGAACTCGGTCGACGAGCTGAAGCAGAAGTACCAAGACTTCTCGGTCGTGCTGAACCATGTCGCCGGGAACGCCGACCTCGTGGAGCAGGCACTCGCCGACGCAGCCGAAGAAGAAGCCCGCCAGCAGCGCCTCGTGGGCTACCTCCGCGACGACATGGAGAAGCTCTCCGGGGTGCTTCTGAAGCAGGCCGACGACTACAAGAAGAAGGCCGACGAAGCCGACAAGGCCGGCAAAAAGTCCGCCACTTCCTCCGAACTCGAAAAGAAGGCATACCAGGCGACCGCGAAAACACTCCGCGAACAACTCGGCAAGGCGCTCGAGGACTCCCGCCAGAAGCTGAAAGACGCCCAGGATGCCGCGAAAGAGTTCGGGGACTCGTTCGCCTACTCGTTCGGGGTGTCCCTCGCCGGCGCATACGACAAGGCACAAGGCGCCGAAGACGACTACACCGACGCCCTTAAGGCCCGTAAAGACGCCTACGACGCCCTCGACGTAGCGAAAGCAGGCTCGGACCTAAACGGCTATCTAAAAGCGCTACAGGACGTTAAAACGGCTGAGGAAGGGGTCACCGCAGCCCAACAAGCGCGGATTACCCCGGCCGCGGCGTTCGCCGCCCAGATCGCCGACGCCAAGACTTTCGGCGCGAACCTGAAGACCCTCATCGGCGACCCCTACAAACTCGGGAAGGCCGGCCTTCAGCAGCTCCTCGACCTCGGCCCGACCGCCGGCGCGAAAGTCACCTCGGACCTCATCGCAGGGACCGCAGGGTTCACGACCGGCGAACTCAACCAGTCCCTAGCAGACCTCGCAGGGGTGCAGGCGGGCCTCTCGTCGGGTGTCACCGCAGCCCTCGGCGGCCAATACACCGCCGCAGTATCGGCCGCGCAGTCCCAGGTCGACGCGCTCTCGAGCGCTTCGATCGGCGCTCCTGGTGTCGGTCAGGGGTTCACGATCAACATCGCCGCCGGTGTCGGCGACCCGGTCGCGATCGGCGCCGCAGTAAAAGCAGTCTTAACGTCCTACGACCAACGCGCCGGGAAGCTCACGGTGCAAGGCCCGAAGAAGAAGGCTAAGCGCTAATGGGCCTCGGCCCCGACGTAGTAGTCGAGATCGCCTTTAACGACGGCCCCTATGTCGCGTCGCCCACCTGGACCGCGATCACCACCTACGTCCGCGAGGTGACGATCCGCCGCGGCCGCGCCGACGACTTCGAGCAATTCGACACCGGCACCGCGCAACTCGTCCTCGATAACCGAGACCGCCGCTTCGACCCGTTCTACACTTCCGGCGCCTACTACCTCAAGCTCACGCCGCGCCGGCAGATCCGCATCCGCGGCACCGCTAATGGCACGACCTATGACGTATTCCGCGGCTATGTCGCCGGGTGGCCGGTCACTTGGTCCGAGGCCGGGTATGACTCGACGGTCACGATCCAAGCCTTCGACGCTCTCGGCCTCATGGCGAACGAGGTCGTCCCGACCGACTGGCCCGACTACTACACCCGACAACTCGGAGCGACCCGCTTCTTCCGATGCAACGACTCAAAAGGCGCGACAACTATCCGAGACCAGATAGGGAACAACTGGACCCTCTCGACCTTCTCGGCCAGTTACCCGAACTTCTTCGAGGTGCCAAGCCTCGCCGCAGGAATTAACGGCACGGCGGCCGCGGTCGACTACTACACCGGCACGTTCACGACATCGGCCTCGACCCCTACCTACTTGTCTCTAAGCGCTTGGGTGCAACTCTGGGCGCCCACTACCTCGGACGCGCTGACGATTAAGTACGAGAAAGGCACCCGGGGAATCGAGTTCGGGTGTTATCAGAACCGCGACTTTTACGCCTATTCACGCAACGCGACCGGACCGCGATACTTCACCGGCACCCTCCCG